GTCGTAACTTCACCTTATCCATGTCCCGTGGGGCCACATTTGTTAACTATTTTCAATCCAAACTAGGATAAAATAGCCGTTCTATGTGGACCCGCTTATCGAAGCGGTCACAGTTCTTAGATTTTGCATCGAAGTGTCTTTAGACAATCTTTGTAAACCTTGGGAACTATTACCGTAACGTCGGACCTGGCTGAGAGTGGTAATTCTTGTAGAAGACAAGACGATCTGATCCTTTCTCGGAGATACGCCACATTTTTGTAGCGTTTCTGAAACTTTCGAAATTCTCTAAACTCGAATATGCTAGTTGGTTCATTGACCTCAGCTATTTCGAGCGAAGAGTTTTCAGCGACTCTTTTCATGTTGAAAACATTTTTATACTGATTGTATAAATGTTTCGGAACACGAAAAACTTCGCTATCATCGAATTCAGTCACTTTAACAAGTGTACGTCTTAACAGTTTGAAGAAATAGATTTCTTTGTCCAAGAGAGTTGCCTCTCTCGTACTTTCGAATCCTAAGCCTCCAAATTCTGTCGAGATGTCCACACTTTGTAGTGTATTCTCCAAGAGGGATTTTGCTTTCAGAACAAATAAAGGTTTATTCTCTGGCTCGATTTCAAGTGCAAGGCGCATATTTTGGAGGTAATTGCTTACCTTCGATATAGCACCAAAACACCCGGTTCGAGTATGAGAGAATTTCCCTTCAGGAGAGCGGAATACTAGTTGGGAATTAATGGAACCCCAGTCGGCAGCTTGGTAATTTTTACCTACTGACGGTTTGAGTCCCATAGAATTCGCAATTTTCTTCCATTGTCCTATTTGACGTTCGTTCTCTGAAAACAGTATATCGTCTCCGTTGACTAGAGCTTGAATTTCGTGCAACTCTTGTTTCTTTACTATACCAATGGTCGCTGCATTAGCGACACAAAGTACAGGAAATGACAAGAGAGAGCCCATGAGTTGTCCGCGAGTTTGCAGTACAGAATGTAGTTTGGAAGAAGGGGGATAATGGAGTTCGTGAACTCCACATTCCCACTTGACCCATTCCGCTATCTGTGCTGGTAAAACTTTGCATAACTCCTCAGAAGCAATTTGCATGATATCCATGTTCAGGTTGTCGGTTGCTGCTTCGTAATCACCAGACAAGAGTAGTCTCTTCTGACACCAACTTTCCATAAAATCGAGAGGTAGATCGGGACTCGAAGTCAATTTAAAACAAGGGAACGCTTTTAAGGCGCTCCACATAGCTTTTTGAACTGGCTTCAAGATCCATAGATCTTCTTCGGCCTTCGTAATCATACGAACTTTTAACGGTTCGGGGATCGCATGGGCCATTACTTTCGGTAATCTGGAAGGTGGGTGAATAGGATATTCAATTGCTAGTCCTGGCTCAAAAGCTGGGCCGGGTCTATCAATCGGAATCCTGATCATATCAGAGACTCTTCTCGTTCGATGAATACTAATCAGTTCTTCAACAAGATAATCAATAAGAGCTAGTCGAGGTAATTCTATTATCTTTCCAGGTTCGATCGTGTTCAAGTCAATTGAGTATTGATGATATTGGATTCTAAAATTATCTCCATTTCGTGATAAGAGTTCATACGCAGGGTAGATTCTCCTTTTTAAAGGAGCACCATACGTAGAATTCTGACCAGCGAGGTGGGGATAGTTAGAAGAAAGAAAGAGGAAATCAGAAGTAAACTTCCGACCCTTTTCCTTCAAATCCGCCATCGGTAATACGCAATCGGCATTAGAACACAACTGAATAATTTGGGCACAATCTCCTTCATCATCTTTCTTGCAAAAGCAATCATCTATAGACGATATTAGCTGTCCACGATAACCATCCCAAAATTCTGTTTCAACAGAACGCGGGTAGGAATCGGATTGGACATAGCCAAATCGTTGTGATAATTTTTTTGCAATTGAGTTTGATAAGTGAGACTTTCCCTTACCAGGTTTTCCAAACAAATGGAA